GCAACCGTCGATTTCTCATCGGCGAGTGACACTATTGCGTACCGTCTTGTCATGGATCTCTTACCGCATTCGTGGTTTGAGTTCCTTGAAGTTGCCCGTTGTCCTCGTTATGAACACGAGGGTAAGTGGTATAACTTTCACAAGTTTACCAGCATGGGCAACGCGTACACCTTCGAGTTAGAAACCCTTATCTTCTACAGCATCGCTCACGCGTGCTGCGAGGAGTTGGGTATCGAAGTCCGGACTGGTGCAAACCTGTCCGTGTACGGGGATGATGTCATCATCCCGCGAGACGCGTTTGACCTCTTTTCCGAGGTCACGGTAGCCTGTGGATTCGAGCTCAATCAGGAAAAGTCCTTTTCTAAGGGATCTTTCTTTGAGAGCTGCGGCCATGACTACTTCGACGGCACTTTCGTACGACCTTTCCTACTCAAAAAGCGGCCTAATAAGCTGCTTCCTGCCTTCTATGCTGCCAACACGATCAGGCGGTTCCAAAACCGCCTCAAGCTCTGCATCCCGCAGAGGCCCTGGGAATCCTACGCACTTGCCTGTAAAGGTGGGTGGCGAAGGGTTCTCGAGAGTCTTTTACGCCGTTTCGATGGCGTTTATTCTTGGGTTGTTGGCTGTATTCCTCGCGGCCTTCGGGTCGTGGGTCCAGAAGGCTATGGAGACGGTCACCTTATCGGTGAGCTCGACGAAGCGGTTACAAGCCGACCGAGTCGAGTTACCCGCCACCGTCAATTCGACGGATGGTGGTTCCGATCATACTCCGAACGGGCAGTAAAGATAGAGATATCTGAATGCCACCCGGGGTATGCCTTGTATTTCACAAGGTTCCAGAGAGGAGATGACGATGATCTTCCCAGATTGTCGTCGTTCGTTGAACCACTTGACAACGGTTCAGCTTACACAGTTAGGAATCGAACGCGTCTGGTTCTCCAGCGAATACTCTGTCATTCATCATGGCAGGGTTATAAGTCGGAGTTTTGGATTAGTTCAGTTCCACATACCAAGGAAACTTGGGACTGTGTCGTACGCTAAGAAAGTAGGCACGAGCCGGTAGAAGGAAACCGGCTGGGGTGCCCCCGCAAGGGGATTACTCCTGAAAGTTAGGAGTGGAGAGACACGACGTGTCTTATAAAAGAG